GGAGGCGGACAGTGACATCCCCTTCTAGGACTCCGGGTCGTGCGCTTACGGCCCTTTTAAACTCATGCGGTGACCCTCTGGGCACCGTCATGGCTAAAAAGCTAAAGGTAACGCCGATGACTATTTATCGCTGGAAGAAAAGCGATGATATGGCGCTGTCGCGGCTTACGCAGTTAGCTGATTACTTTGGGTACAGCATTGAAGAGTTTTTAAACTGGGAGGAAGACGATGAGTCACTCGGCGCAGATACTTAACCACTTGCGGAAGGAGCCAATAACGGCTTTGGATGCTTTGGATAAGTTTGGTTGTTTTCGGTTAGCAGCACGTATCCAAGAGCTTCGTATGCGAGGTCATAGGATACACACTGAAATAACCATTAGAAACGGCAAACGGTACGCTACGTATCACCTGCTTAAAACAAAACCCTCTACGGAGGCTAGGGAGAAAAAATGAAATACTTAATTACCGTAACTTTAAGCCTTTTGGCTACACAAGCATTCGCTGAAACTAAGGCCTACGCAGGCCTCAAAAATGGAGGCGAAATTGTCTTAACAAAGGAGCAGTGTGCGTCCGACAAGAGCATGCAGCGCGCCTACTGGTATGACAAGGAGGGTATTACCGAAGACGGCTGCTGGTCGTCTGATGGGCGAACCGTCTACTTCGAGTGGGACAATGGTGGTAAAAGCCGATACCCGCGCAAGAAGTTTAAGGTAGTAGATCGCTGGTAATAAAAACGCACATCCATGTATTGGGTGTGCATTCTTTTGAGGTAAAAAAAAGCCCCTCATTAGAGGGGCACGGGAGACCTGCTTGACCAGAGGAGTCCAATGCAGGTAGTCTTGACCTCGGCAAAGAAACAAGACATGAGTAGTATACACGTATAAGACTTCCCTGTACTACCCTATACAACCCTAAACTACTCTTGTCTTCCTTTCTTTAGTCAGAGATTACTGGGCGTTAGGCCGGGGAACCGAAGAACCCCGGAGACGGAGTTGACCCTCTCTATGATGCGCCCCGCTGGTCGAGAGCAGATCAAGCGGATAGATGTCAAGATTCGATACAGTAATCAACGCTCGTCATTACTAATTAACGGATTGTTTGTCGCGTAGCGACATCAAAAGGGAAAGTGTGGATGATTATTTTAAACGACGGTACGTACTTCGAGGTGGACGATGAATACTCTATCTACCTCCAGCAGAGTTACCCGGATATTGACGTGTACCGAGAGCTTCTGGCAATGGCCGCGTGGAGCGATGCGAATCCTTCCAAGCGCAAGACTCCGAAAGGCATAAAGAGGTTCATCACGGCTTGGTTGAACAAGGCAAGTAAAGAGGAGCGCGGTATCTCTCCATTTGCAGCCCAGATACCTCATAACCAAGTTCGTGATAAAATCGGCATGAAAGCTTGGACGGGCCTTGATTGCTTGACTCACGACTTTACAGAATCTGAATCATTTAGGCAGCACTGTTTGTCGACTTATGGTCAGTACATGAGCTTTGCCGGCGAGAGGGTCGAGGCGTGACCATTTATTCGGGGAAGCCTTTTAACCATATGACTATTATGCCCGACGGTTCCGGTCAGATAGCTGGCTGGCAGGCAGAGGCCGCGTTTGCGCACGAGCTTCTAGCCAGAGGCTTGCCTTTTACTTACGTTGGGCCGTTAAAAGGTCACTACGACTTCGTTGTTAACGGGAAGAAAAACGTAACCATCGACGTTAAGGCAAAAAAACGAAACGTGCCGGCGTCTCTTTCGCAAGAAGGCCATGTGCTTTTAGATCAAAAGCCATACAAGGTGCAGGGTTATGTTTTTGCTTCTGTTACTGATAACCGGGTCTCATTAATGGGCTGGATGTGGAAGTCTCATTTTTGGGATAAGGCTCGCATCGTGAAGAAGGGCCAAGACACCGGATTGTTTATAGAGAGAGCTGACGCAGGAAAGATTGAGTACGCGCGGATGTCTCCAATGGACGCTCTTTGGGAAGGGCTAAAAAATGTCTGAGCGCTGGATCGTAAACAACAAGTACCAAGCTGAGCAGTTCTGCCAGTACATCATGGAGCATCAAAACTCCGGCAAGGTGTACGAGATCCTTCAGCCGAAACTTACATCACAACAAAACAAGGCAATACACGCCTACTGCGACGACATAGCCCGGACCCTTGCGGCCTCGGGTTGTGATATGCAGCAGGCGGTTACGCTACCAATAGAACCTACCGGGGAGCTAGTGAAGGAGATCATGTGGCGCCCTGTGCAAAAGGCTTTATTCGGTAAAAAGTCAGTAACGCAACTAAAGATGCACGACGTTGACGACGTGTATCGAGTCATTGCCAAACACTTGGCTGAGACTAGGAATAAATCCTGCATCATCGTCGCTAGGTATAGACCGGCAAGCGGTGCGCGACAGACTTAAGGGTGTGATAAAAAAGGCAGCCCTGCAAGGCTACTCACCAAAGCACGACCAGTTCAACCCGGCGCCTCCGGGGCAGATCATTAAAGGCGAGTCGATTCTCTACGATGCCGAGAACAAACCCATCATGACGTGGGTCAAGACTCAGGCAGACGCTGACAAGCAAATCGAGATCATGCGTGAGATTGTTAAAGGTATGCAGGAGGAGATAACCCCAGCAGAGCCCGTAGAAGCCCCTGAGATCGACGCTGAGAAGCTTTGCAATTGCTTTGTGATTACTGACTACCACATGGGCATGTTAGCTGACAGGGACGAGGTGAACGCCTCCGGTCAGACGCAGAACGATGACTGGGACTTAAAAATAGCCGAGGACACACTGGTCAGGTGGTTTGCTGAAGCGATAAGGATAAGCCCGGAGGCTGACACGGCCGTCTACGCGCAGCTCGGTGACTTCCAGCATTTTGATCTGGAGCCACTAACGCCGGCTTCCAAGCATTTGCTTGACGCTGATTCGCGTGCTTTCAAAGTGGTAAGGGCGACCATTCGAGTTACCCGGCAGGTCATCAAGATGCTTCTTGAAAAGCACAAGAACGTACACATCAAGTGGTGTGACGCTAATCACGACCCGTACTCTGCGATATGGATGAGAGAGCTACTTACGGCTTTGTATGAGAACGAGCCGAGGGTGTTTGTCGATAACTCTGCCGATACTTACTACTGCTACGAGTTCGGCAAGACGGCGCTTTTCTTCCACCACGGGCACAAGCGCAAGGTCGCAAACGTAGACACAGTCTTTGCTGCCAAGTACCGGGAGGTCTTTGGTCGCACAGAGCACGCCTACGCACACATGGGTCACTATCACTCTATCGATAAGAAGGAGACAAACCTCATGGTTGTAGAGCAGCACAGAACCTTAGCCAGTGCCGATGCTTACAGCAGCCGAGGCGGTTGGCTCAGCGGCCGAGAGGCAAACGTCATAACTTATCACCGGGATTACGGTCAGGTGGCGTATAATACAATCTCCTATAAGATGATTGCAGAGTGATTGCCCATGATCGAAATGATGCGGGCCCCTTTAGTCACCGGGGGCAGTGTTTTAATCCTTGTGCGGTGTATCACCAGCGCGGTCACTAACAAGAACAACGAGGAGTGGACAGACGTCTACACCGACACACACCTCGAAGGGTTTACGATTGATATGGACGTCGACTCTTTTCTAGAGGTCTGGATGGCGGCTCTACTGGGGGAGCCAGAGGATTATGAAGCTGACGACGCCGTCGATACCACAGCAGCACTGCACTAACTGCCAAAAGGAAATGCCTCCGCAGTTCACTAAAGAGCGCCCGTTCTATCTTCGCGGGTGGTTGTGTATACAGTGCGGTATATACGAGAAGGCGATACTAAGAGAAAGGAAGTTCACCAGTGCCCACCAGAAAACCGAAGACAGTAGCCAAGCTTAAGCAAGAGGCCGCAACCCTGCTACAGAAGCTTGTTCGTATGAAGTACGCAGACGACTTTGGTATGTGCCAGTGTGTTACGTGTAACAAGGTACAGCACTGGAAGGAAATGGACGGCGGGCACTGGATATCAAGAAACTCCGCGCACCTCCTAACAGAGGAAAACATCCACCCTCAGTGCAAGGGATGTAATCGGTTTATGTCCGGGTGTCACGAGCAGTACACGCTGTTCATGATCGACACCTACGGCATGGAAATGGTGCGCGAGCTGTCCGAGACCAAACGGCAAATTATGAAGTACGCCCGGATAGACCTCGAAGACATGATCACCGACTACAAGAGAAGAATAAAAGAGCAAGAGCAGCGTCTTGCTGGCGTGTAGCCATAACACGATATGTAGTATAATAGTCATGCCTATTTTGGAGGTGACTATGTGTACGACAGTAAAGCGTGCCATGTTCTGTACTCGCAACGGCTACAAGCACATCGAGAACTTGGATAAGGTCTGTGTTCTCGTTGGGCGACTGAAAGGGCTCACCGAGTCCGAGTATCTCGATCTCTGTGCTATTAACAAGCTGGAGAACGCGCGAGCACTTGAGCTGGCAAAGCACTACCCCGCCCGGTAACTAGACCGGCAATCCGCAGGGTGAATCACCCCAGACTTCTGCCCCCAAAAACAATGTGACAATTTAGTCAAAACACCCCTGAAATGCTTGTACACAATAACACCCTTTGTTATCTTAACTGTGTCGGGGATGTCCCGGCTTGTCTTAAAGGGAGATAGACATGGAAGCAATGAACTGGCAGAAGTGGGTAGGCGACTACAAAGATAGATTAAGCGCCGCGTCTAAAACGCACCTCACTGAAGACGGCACAACGACTTTGTGCGGGAAGGCCATCCCAGACTACTACGATGGCTATGAGGTGCAGGGCCAAGCTACTTACGCCGCCGACTGTAAAAAGTGTTGCAACATGGCCGCATAAGCGGCCTTTACTAAGGGACTAGAGATATGAATACTTTTTTCACGCGGGACGAAGTTACCAAGTTTGGGAATGTAGTTTGGGATGAGTCGCTTACGCAATGGAATCCAAGCAAGACTGACGTTTATCATCACGTTGTTGCAGTTATGAAGGCCGAAGGTGATAACACTTTTAGGGCCATCAAGCGACATCCGGACGGTATGTTCGAGCTTGTCAGTGGCGAGCGCACACTTGACGATGCCGTCAATGTTCTAATGAAAATGTTTAGTGACAGGGCCGCATAAGCGGCCTTTTTACTATGAAGGTACTAGACTTATTTGCAGGTATAGGTGGTTTCACGCTTGGGCTTGAACGCGCGGGCTTTGAGACTGTTGCTTTTTGTGAGATAGAGCCATACGCGCAGAAAGTCCTGCGCAAGAACTGGCCAGAGGTGCCTATTTATGACGATGTCAGAACAATCACAGCAGACCGACTTATTTCCGATGGAATTAGAGTCGATGTCATCACAGGCGGATTCCCCTGCCAAGACATCTCCGTCGCAGGAAACCAACGAGGCATTGAGGCAGAGCGCAGTGGACTATGGTCAGAGTGCGCCCGTTTGCTTGGGGAGATTCGACCCCAATATGCCATCTTTGAAAACGTCACAAACCTGCTTAATGGAGAGCGGGGAGCTTGGTTTAAGCGAGTTCTCTGGGACATTTCCCAGATCGGGTATGATGCGGAGTGGCACTGTATACCAGCTTCCGAACTTGGCGCGCACCATCACAGAGATCGGATCTGGATTGTGGCCTACCCCAAAAGCATCGGATTACAAGTCAGTAACGAGCAACATCGAATATCACAAAAGGCGATCAAGTATGGAATTGCCTTGTCAGGTTGCAACCGTGGAAAACGATACTTCACCGATGAACCCGGAATGGGTCGAGTGGCTAATGGGATTCCCAATCGGTCACACAGACTTAAATGCTTAGGTAACGCAGTTGTTCCGCCAATACCAGAACTAATAGGGAGAGCAATAATAAACCATGAACGCTGACATAGAGATTCGCATCGTATCTTTACTTCGGGCGCGCTATCTTGATCACGAGATCGCGTCCATCATAGAGTTGGAGTTTCCAAGTCTAAACGAGTTCGACATCGAGGACTTGCCGGTTCGCATTAACAAGATAAAACAGGCAGTACAGGGGGAAACATGACTGCACCTATCAATCCTTACCACCATATGTCTCTGACTGAGGTGGCCTACGAGCTGGGCATATCCCGGCAGCGTGTAAAGCAGATAGAGGCTTCGGCACTTAAGAAGCTACGTGATAACAAGAAGATGAGGTCTTACTATGAGGGAATTATCGACGGACGCATGGTCCACAATAGTGATAGTGTTCTTGCTCTTTATAGTGGTTATGGGCGCCGTTGGTAACGATGCCTACGAGGACGCTCTCGAAGAGGAGCGCTTCTACAACGAAATGGTTTGCAATGGCTTCTGGCCTGACTACAAAAATCTGGGGGTTGAGTGTGAAGATATCGAAGGAGCAGATGGCCGAGGCTAGGGCGTTATACGAGAGCGGTGTGGATATCTGGTCGCTGTCTCAGATCTACAACGTCCACTACGACACTATGCGCAAGTATATGCGCCAGTTCGATCTATATGGTGAGTCCATTTTTAGCCCTAATCCACAATATGTTGAGAAAACAGAGGATTAGCGTAAAATAGGCCTGTCATTGGCAGTGAGGCGGGGGCAATGCTGCAAGTGGTTACGATAGAGTGGCGTGTTATCGAAAGAGGTAATATGCCCGGCGAAGAGAAAACCGTACTGGTCGCATTCGACGACATGAGCGTCGAGTCGTGGCCTTTAACTGCCGATGACATTATGGACGGAGAAGTACGCGCAGGACGCAGCAAGGGGCTGTACTGGGCTGAATCTATACCGCACCCAGATGAGGACTAAACGGTGGCAACGACAAGACGGCAGAAGATTCGCGCTGTTAAGGATGAAGAGAACAGGCGGTCTTTAAGCATCAGGGGTAAGGCAGAGTATATCTTTGATTTGATTGATGAAATCGGAGAACTGGACCCTACTCAAGATCACTTCCAAGCAGAGATGCAGCAGAAGAAGACGCAGGCAGAGCTAAGGCTCAAGATGCTTGCTAAGACGCTACCTGACCTGAAGCAAGTTGACGCTGATCTTTCTTCTAGCGATGGTTCTATGACTCCACCAATGGTGATTGAACTTGTCGCAAAAGGTCTCGATTGAACTACCTCCGAAACTAGCCGACCTATTTACTGGGGAAGCTAGATACCGTTGCTCATACGGTGGCCGGGGCTCTGCTAAGACTCGCTCGTTCGCTCTTATGACTGCTGTATGGGGAATGCGCTGGGGTGTCGCAGGAAAGCAGGGCCAGATACTCTGCGCTCGTGAGCACCTCAACTCTCTGGACGAGTCCTCTATGGAAGAGGTCAAGTCAGCTATACGCTCTGTTCCGTGTCTCATGGACTACTACGAGATAGGCGAGCGATACATCCGATCTAGGGACGGAAGGATCACCTACGTATTCTCTGGCTTACGCAGGAACCTCGATAGCATTAAGTCTAAGGCAAGAATTCTTCTGTGCTGGGTGGACGAGGCGGAGACTGTTACCGAGACAGCGTGGCAGAAGCTTATTCCTACTGTCCGGGAAGACGACTCCGAAATCTGGGTGACGTGGAACCCGGAGAACAAGCACTCCGCTACTCATCACCGATTCCGGGTAAGCACGCCAGAGCAGTGCAAGATCGTCGAAATGAACTGGCGAGACAACCCGTGGTTTCCTGATGTACTCGAACAGGAGCGCCAGCAAGACCTCCAGAAACGCCCGGATGTTTACGATCATATTTGGGAAGGCGACTTCAGAATCTTCTCAGAGGGCGCCTATTACACGAACGAGATGGCTAATGCTCTGCACGAGGGCAGGATAGATCGCGTCCCCTACGAGCGCTCAGTCGGCGTGGTGACTGCG